CTTTAATACCCGCGCCAAGAACCAATGAAAGCATGGCGGTGTCAATGCCTACCAGCGTCACAGTGGTTTCGTTTGCGGTGCTTTTAATGTCTCGCGTTGCCGAACCAATGCTGACCAATTGGCTTAACCCTGTAAATGGATTTGCGTCAACGGCTGAAACAGTTATAGCTGTGGGTGCAGTAGAAAATAAGTAGGTTGCAGAATTGGTTGTGATGCGTACAAAGTCAGCATAACGGATTGTGTTTGTGCCTACTACTGGAGTGATTACATTCATAACACAACCTCAAAAGCCATAAAATCACCATCCCAAGAAATGAACGAATCATTGGTCATTGGAACAAGCGTATAGGATGGGTAATCACGCAATACAACAGGAAAAGTAATGCCTGTATAGGTTGACCCGCCTAAGCTGGTTGTCGTGCCGTATTGCCCTATTACAGCGGGTAATGGGCTTGCCACTGTGGTCATCACTGTTCGATGCACTGGGATGGTCACAGTTGACCCACCGCCACGCTGAACGCTTGCTGTGGCAATGTAGGCATATCGGTCAATCTGAATAAAGTCGCCTGTCTTGACTATGTATAAAGCTGAACTGATTGATGGCAAAGTACCCAGCACGATATTCATGCCTGTTGTGCCTGTCTCAATTGTTGTTGCATTTGCTTGTACGCTGGACATATCGCCTTGGTAGGCAATGTAGTTAAGCCAGCCAGTTGTGCCAAAGTTAAGATATTGCTCAGTGATTCGGTCAGCTTGACGCAAGGCAGACAGCACCGCCCTATTGGTGCTGTATTGCAAATAGCCCATTGGCTTCATCGTAAATTGAAACGGTTGGACAGTCAGAATTTCTGATGTGCTGATACGCATATTGCGAGACAACATCTGCCCAGCAAACTTGTGGTCATTGATGCTGACACTTTCAGTAATGGCGAGGATGCTTTGTAGACTCATTTTTTACCTCGAAACTGGAACTGAACGATTAGCCGATTGGTACGATGCCCAAATGGTCTGCTTATTCTTTGCCAAGAATTGAACGCCTGTCTGGGTATCAATTGCACTCATGCTTGCAATGTATGGACCATTGTAGTTAACAGTTGAACCTCCCATAGCACCAGCAAGCTGATTGTTTGGAATAATTGTGCCAGCCGTGCGCGGAATAAATATTTCTGGACCACGTTCACCAACAATAGAGGGAACACCTACTGGCGGGTTGCCGCCATCAGCAAATCCCGTCATTGATGTACCCGCCACAGGAGTTTCACCTAAAGATACCCTTCCTCCTGAACCAGCACTAAAAATATTTGAAAATCCACGCATCATGCTCATCACGCTTGCTTTGGCTTGAATAACCATCATATCCATGATGACACTGCGAGTAAAATCTCCAAAATTAAATTTGCCTGTTCTAACAAATTGTTCAACAGCGTTTTCCATACTACTCATTAAAGACACAAAACCACGCCTACCAACTTCAAATTGGCTTGGTAAGTTTTTAATATATTCGTCAAAACCTTTTTGTACGCCTTGCGTTATTGTGCCTTCTGTTTGTCTGCGTGTTTCGGTAAGAACTTCTCTAGCTTGCTCAATTGAACGCTGGCGCAATTCGTTGTTGCGTTCCAATGCTTTGGCTTCTTCATCCAAAGTCAAAACTTGATTGTTAGCCAACATCTTTATTTCATATTCTTTGTCTGCATATTCTTTGCGAATTTGCAAAATTCTTTCTGCATAATTTATTTCGCTTGCCGACAAATGTTTGTTGTCTTTTTTAAGCAAGAAAATTTCTTTTTCAAAATCAAACTGTTTGCCTAAATAAAACTGCACTCTTTCAATTTCTAATGCTGTTGCTTCTTGCAAATTCTTTTTTTCTTCTTCTAATTGCAATTGAGCGCGAACAGTGTCCATTTCCTTAAGTGACAATTGATAACGCTTTTCTGCGGCATCTTCGTTGTCTTTCATCATCTGTTCTGTGAAAGTTTTACGCTTTTCTAATACGGCTTCGTTATCCTCCATCATTTGTTCTGTGTAGCGTCTGCGCTGTTCTAATACGCGCTTGGCTTCAGCTTCTGCCGCTTTTTCTTTTGAATCAACGCCAACAGTTGTTGGTCGTAATTGTTCGCCACTACCTTTAGGCTTACCCGATTTAGGATAAAGGTCGGTACGCATACCGCCACCGTCACCATTTAAAATCTTGTCGAATTCTTCTTGTTGTCTTTTTATTTCTGCAAGCCGCCTATTAGTTTCTTCATCTAATTTTTTTAACTCTGCTGACCCAGCGTTTGATTCGCCATAGGTCTGCATGATGACTGAATAACCAGCAATCTTTTCAAGCAAAATGGCAACGCTTTGCATCGCCTTGAATGCGCTATTGACATTGCTTGCCAAGAAATTAAACGCATTGCCAAGCATTTGTATTTTTGGAAATGTCTGGTCATTGATTTCGCTATTGATTGCTTTTAGACTTGGGCCAAGAGCATTTACAAATAACAATTGCAGTCTGTTAATTATTTGTTGTAAATTGTCCCAAGTTTCTGCGCCAGCTTTTACGGCTTCTATTTGCTCATTGGTCAATGCAGTTGTCTTGCTCATCTCTTGAGCAAACTTATCAAACGCTACACCTTTTGCCGCCTTAGAGAAAAACTCCATTGCCTTTGCATTGCGTGTAACTGTATCGTCCATTTGCTCAAGACCAGCAAGCACTTTGCCAAGTAGCTGTTCTTGCGTCATTGAACCGATGTCTTTTAAGGAAACACCGACTGACTTAAATGATTTTTGTGCTTCAAAAGAACCGCTCGCCGCAGTATCAATAGCTTTGGTAAACGCTGACAGCATCACGCCAGCTTTATCAGCAGAGCCGCCGCTTGCGTCTAGTGCCGCCCTAAGTTTGACGACAGTATCAATTGCCACATCGTTGGCATCGGCAACATCAGCAATATCATCTGCGAACTTTAATGCCGCAATAGACATTGCCGCCAAAGCTGTTGCACCTACTTTTGCAACGCCACCAATTTTTGTTACAAAAGCATCTAATTTTTTCCCAGCGTTTTCGATGCCAGCAACAAACTCGGCTGTGTTCAACCCAAGGACAACGCCTAATCGACCAACATTATTCGCCATCTTTTACCCCGAATCTTTCTTTGGAAAACCCCGGTGCTTGACTCATAAATGCCAGCAACTGGTCATTAGCTTGTTGTCTTTTTTGTTCTTCAGTCAGCGGTGGATATAGGTAATCATACGCATTACCTAGAATGTTGGCTAGTTTATAAGGGCTTGAACCAGCCGCCCTCATGTAGTTAAACACTCCATTGGTCAGCACTCCCAGCACATTAAGCAAGCCTTGATTGCCAACCAATCCATCACCATACATAGTTTGCAATTGCGCCATTGTGACCCCATCCAGTTCCGCTATTGTTTCATGTGTATGCCCATTGAAAATCATCGCGGTGATGACTTGACTTTTCAATGAGCCAATTAGTTTCCCTTTGTTTCCTTGTATGTCGGGCTAATAGCTTCAGCAATTTTTTCAACCAATTGCATTTGCACCGCCATAGGAAACTCGGCTTCAATCTCCTCATAAGTTAAGTCATCCAGCGTTGCACCTTCTACTTCAGGTACAAGCAACTTAACGAATTCAGTTATCTTAATTTCTACTTGGATTTTTTGCTTTGCCGCTTCTTTTAGCGACCGCCCTTCAATCAGCACGTCGTCATCAGTAAAGGTAAAACCAGCGTCTTGGTCTTTCAATGCCATTAGCGGGTCGGTCATCTGCTTATAGGCTTCAGCAACTTTTGCTTCATCAGGTTCATTGATGCGCTTATAAATTTCATCGGATTCATTCACATAAGGAATCCTGACCTTGAATGTGTGACCGCCCAATTCAAATCTTCGGGTGAAAATGTTTTCTCTGTTCTGTTGGTACTTTGCACCGAGTGCATCTGCAAATCGTGTCATGTTTTCTCCTGTTAGTAACCTAAATATCGCATTTTGTAATTGTTAATTCTATACGCCAATATATTGCCAAGGCTTTCTACAATGCGAGGACTTGCTGATTCCATACCTGTTCGCATAAATGGATGGGCTGGATTTCTAGCAGAGCCAAACTCTTGAGCAATTGCCCTTGCATCGTAAGGAAAATTAGTAGACAAAGCAAACTTTTTAAATGCTTTGGATTTTTCTGCGACAGATAAATTTTTGTTGGCTTCGTACCATTCTTTTTTTAATTTTTTAGGAAATGCTTTTGTTGTTACCAATGCAATGGCTGTATCGCCTTGGCGCACATATAAAGAACGCTTATCACGCTTGTTTGGTCTTCTTGCTTCAATGCGTAAATGCAAAGCCAATGCGCCTGTATCTTTTGGTGCTTTGGCGCGTATTTCTTGCAATGCTGGCTTCATTGCTTCACGCAAAGCAGGGACAAGGATTTTACTAGTGGCTTTTTTGTCGCCAATTTGCTCTGCAATATCGTCAAGTTGTCGCAAAAGCGAATTTACGCCTTCTAATTTAAAACTGACTTTTGCCATTTCAAATTCTCCATGCCCCGGGCTTTATCAGGCGGTGGAAAAGTAATTCGTTTAATTCTTTGGCGTACTCCACCACTTGCTCAGGTGTCATTGTGTCAGCATGGCGAGCCGCAATCTCATGCGCGAGACTAACAGCTGTCATTTTCTGTTGCGTGAAACCAAACCAATCTTTGCGGGTTTCAGATTGTTGAACCAAGAAGCCTAGTAAGTCTGCCGTGTTCTGTATTGTCGTGTCTGTCATGTTTATTCTTCTGGTTCAATTGTTGCGGCAACTGGGTTGTATTGTGCAAGTATTGTTAAACAAACAAACTCCACTGTGTCAGGCTTTGCCTTGGCAAGTGCCGTAGCAACCTCATTGGCTTTCACCTCCAACCCCCGCGCCACTGCGTCAAGGGATTGGTGGGTGGTCGCCAACACTTCAACAGCGTCAGCGACTTTCATTAGGAATTACTCCAGCCGTACTGATTGCCGCGAGGATGGATGGTAAATACACACTTGGCTTCCGCACCGGGTTGTGCATCGATTTGGAACTGACCCACACGACCATTAAAAGCATAAGCCACAGTATTCGTTCCATCGTATGCCGCCACGACATAAGTGCGGTCAACAAGACCTGAATATGCGTCAGCACGAATCAACAACAAACCAGCATCAGAAGGATTCCATGCCGCTGTAATAGTCATGGAAGTCGGTGCGGATTGCGTTGGAATTTTGTCGCTTTGGCGTGAACCAGCAACCATAAAACTTGCCACAGCGTCATCTTGACCAAACGCTGGGACTGATTCAATGGTGGCTAATGCTGTGCCTGATGCGCCTGTACCGCCAGCACTTGTGCCGACAATGGTTGCAACTGAAGCTGTCCACACACCCAAGTTTGCTGTGCTGAACGGTGCGGCTGATGTCTGCATCCAAAACGATGCAACAAAGCCGGGTAGGACTTTTGAGGGTAATGCCATTTTTGTTTCTCCTGATTAAGCAGTGTTTGTCCAACCATACTGATTGCCGCGAGGATGCAGAGTAAAAATACATTTAGCTTCTGCGCCCGGCTGGGCATCAATCTGAAACTGTCCTACGCGAGCATTAAAGGCGTAATTCACTGTTCCTGTGCCATCGGTAGCCTGAACCACATAAGTGCGGTCTATAAGCCCAGAATAGGCATCGCCACGCACCAGCAACAAGACTGAATCGCTTGGATTCCAAGCCACGGTAATTGTCATGCTAGTGGGTGCGCTTTGTGTCGGGATTTTGTCCGATTGACGCGAGCCAGCGACCATGAAACTAGCAACGGCATCGTCCTGACCGAATGCGGGTACTGCTTCCACTTGCAACAAATTGCCGCTGATAGTAAGCGGAGAAACGCTTGCAATCAACGATAGTTGTGCGGTGGTCAATGGTGTGGGTGTCGCGC